GTTGCTTTTATGGATGAGCTTACGCCATCTAAAATAGCACCGTCGCCCGCACCTCCCGATGCTATATTTACATCAAGCGTACCGCCTGTTAATTCGTCTCTTATTGCCTGAATATCGTCTTTTACTGTATCTGGAACCATAAGTCCTTTCTAAAACAAATAGAGTCACCGCATTGGTGACTCGTCATGATTAACTTAGTCTTTTATTTAACTGTTATTATTTTACCCCAGAGCTACAAGCCGATATAGTTCGTGCTGTTTCTTCCAGTGTTTCTCAAGATCAAACTCATCCTCGATCCTTAGTTTGGCCGCCAACCCTACCCTTTTTCTAAGCTCGGCATCTCTCACAAGTAGCTGGAGTTTTTCAACCCAGTCCTTAGTGTTGTGGGCGATTAGTGCATCCTCACCATCTCTGACTGTTGCCGAGTAAAGCGTTGGGGAAACGACACTCGGCACACCAAGAAGTCCAAATTCCATCCACTTAATGGGGGTCTTGTTCCAGTTAAAATGATCCTCGATTAGAGGGCAAATACCGATATCTAAATCAAGCGTTCTGTGTTTCATGGGCCAATAGTCCTCACGAACCCCGACATAGAACTCACGTCTGTCTCTTGGAAGTTCTGCAAACACATCCTCCCCCCAACCAATCTGAGTAATTTTCTTGTCCGAACTCATACCGCCAAACCCGCAATATACAAACTTAACTTGTGAGTATGTTTCCAAGACCTCTTTAAGTGCTGGAACAACCATCTTTAAATCCTCTAAGTGTCCTTGTGAGCCAAACCACCCAATTCTCACCTCATCCGTAATCCTGCTGTATGTCAGCTTATCCCTGCCGTACCAATCGAAGTCAATGTAGTTAGGAATTACATAGATAGGTTTATCGGTAAACCTTGCGTAGTTTTCCTTTAAGACATCGTTGGTAACAGTGATTGCATCAACCTTATTCAAAACATCAATTGTGACTTGTCTATGTGTTGTGTTAAGTTTCTGCAGGTTCGCCCTCTCATCTCCGTAAGAGTCAATCATCGCATCGTCAGCCTCCCATATAACCTTTGCACCCTGCTCGTGGCAAATATCAACAATGTCGGGGGAAGCTAACATCTCAAGAATTACAAGATTTGCCCCAGCCAAGTTCTTGTTCCACTTCTGCCAATCCGTTACATAGATAGCATCGGGTGTTTGAGCGTTTATCCTATTAGCAACACCATCAATTCTCCAACAATGCGAGGCCGTACCATTACCAAAGAATATGGCATTAAGTTCATTTGTAGTAGTCATAGACTCCTTTCGCGGTATCGAACACCTCGGATAAAAACATGAACTCAGTATCCACTGGTAGTTTCAGGATTCTATGCTGTGTTTCCTCCATACCGTTGTTGCAGTCATCCTGAACGTGTCCGTGCATTATGTAAGGTTCTACCGCATTTGCATTTGGCTTATCGTTTGCAAGGTTCCAGTTGTAGTATTGGTCATGTAATACCAAAAAGCCCATGTCCTTTGCTGCTTGTTCTGCCTCTGTAGATATTTCCCATTGCGGTGCTTTGAATACCTTGGCAAAGTTCTTAATCCCCACGTTCTCAAACATCTTCATGCCTATAACTATTCTCTGCATTGCTGCCTTATAGGACAACTCCGCAAATTCAAGAGGTGCGTGGGTCAGTCCGTGCAATGCAATCTCAATCCAGTCACACTCATTGATTGCATCAACAAATGGTTTGAACTTAGGCAGTGTTATTGGGGAACTCTCTTGTAGGTTTCTACCAAAGCGTATCTCCCAAGGTACTGTGAACATAGTCACCTTAAAGTTTGGGTAATGCTCCTTGAAGTTCTCAAGGATCCCAAAGTTGGAATTTATTGGCCCAAAGTCATCATATTCAATTGCTACTTTCATATTTTGCCTCCAAATCTTCTAAAATCTTAATATTGTCATCAACTGTTTCTCTTAGTTCGTGTTTTATGTGGTAGCCATATGCAGCGGGAAGTGCCATGACCTCACATCCAGCCATTATCATGCGTAAGCAGACCTCATAGTCATCAATGCCGTAGTGTGTAAAGACCTCATTCCACCCACCAATCTCTTTTAACTTAGCGGTTGGAAACAGCGCATTACACCCTGAACAACACCTCCAAGGCCTCTCAAGCTGAGAGAATCTTCTTAGCCTGTCCATTCGCCAATCCATCCCCACAATAGCCTTGTCCATTGCCCTGTAATCCAAGGTTTCAGGTAATTCTAAGATGTCATGCCTAACCCCAAGTATTACTTTGTTAGGTGTGACGTGTTTCATGTACTCACCAAGTAGCCTGAAATTGGGTATTACATCAGCCTCTAAGGATAAGAAGTATTCCCCCCGTGCTGCGTTAATGCCCATGTTCTTGCTTCTTGCCAGTCTAAAGCCTAAATCCTCCTGCCAGAAGTATTTAAAGTCCTGTGTTTGCGCCCACTCCCTTGTTCCATCGCTTGAACCGTCATCAGTTACTATGACCTCAAAATCCCTAAACTCTTGATCATCTAATGCCTTAACAATCATTTTTAGGTTTGCCAGTTGGTTATAGGTGGCAATATTAACTGTTAGCTTAGGCATTTTTCCCACCTTTCCGCTTGTTTTGAGTATTCAGCAAAGTATGGGTCAGTCATATCGCCTTGCCAAAAGCTCTCATTAAGCTCAATTCCACGAGCTTCCTTTTTCAAATTAGTAAACACATTACTTGCCCTGTCGTGAAGAACACTTGCGTATCCTGTAACAACACCCCAATCATTAGCATCACATATCTTCTTGGCTCTAATCCCCATCCAAATGTCTGCAAATCTGTCCATGCCAACTCTGTAACCCATTGGTGCAAAGTACATATATGGCAACATATCTCTTTTAAAAGCGAGGTTCATCCCACATATTGGGAATAACGAACCCTTTGGAATAACTCCTTTGTAAAAACTAGCTTTAGGATTTCCTCTCACAAGCTGAGTTGGTGCATCCCAATCCTTAACACCCTCCCAAACCCCGTGACTTATTGCAACTGGTGCTTCCTTTCTTGCGTTGTATGGAAAGCCTCTTGGATAATCATCAACAAGTGTTGACATCCAGTTAATGGAAACTCTACTCTCAAGCGTATCTATGTGATCCTGAATCGTATCTCCAATTGGTGAGACATCGTCATCAAGGGTTATTATGTACTCGATCTCTGGAAGTACCTTAGCGATAAATGCAAAGCCTAGGTTACGCACCCCATCGTTCTTGTTGTAGATCAGATCCGCGTCACTTCCCATTATCTCCTCTGGTGTGAATCTAAAGCTCCCTGATTCAAGTTGTGGCGTATCACCATCCCAAATCGTGAGTAGGTGTACGTTATACTTAGTAAATAGCTCATCCCACATGGCTCTAAAGACTTTGTACTGCTCTGGTCTAACTGTAGGAACAACAACAGCAATCATTTCCTTACCTCCATTGCATACGTTCTGTCGGGAAGTTCCCTGATGTTGTAATCAAGTCCGTCATGGCACTCAAGTAGATGTGTCTTACTCACGTGCTTTGCGGCCTCAACTTCCCTTGCCTCAATCTGAATTGGTATGACGTAGTAAATAACTCCCCCTGTTTTTAAACATCTGTATAGTTCCTTGTAAGCCTTATCCCTATCCTCAAGCACATGCTCAATAACTGAGTGGCAAATGATTAGGTCAAATGTTTCATCCTCAAACGGCATTTCCCTAATATCTCCTACATGTGTTGGTGAAACATAAGGATCAATGTCTAGTGTTTCGTACTTAGCGTTTTTAAAAAAGAATGAGTGACCTCCTGGCCAAACATCCCCATGAATACCTATATCAAGCACTCTGTTACCTAGTTCGTCATAAACATAGGCTAGGCGTTCTAAATCAGCGTGTGATGATCTACGCCTTGAGTTGGCTTCCATTATCTTTTCTAGTGCGCCCTCTTTAAAGGTTAGAAGCATGGTGTCTTAGCTTGGGGTTAACCAAAGCTACTCCTTTGTCGAACAAATTGTTATCTATTCTCAAACCTAAAAACTCCTTGAGTGCTGTTAGCTCTTCGACTGGATATCTAACAACACGGTCATAATCAAACTCAATTCTTTCTTTGCCACGAGTACCATCAAGCATGAGGTCTTGGAACTTTATGCAGTAATCTAGGTGCTTAAAGTGCTTGGGGTACTCATGCCCCTCAACCTCTTCAAGTGACCTGCTCATATCCTTAATATCCCGCATACACAATATGTAGTGTGGGTTTGGAACAAGCATGTCTATTAAGTCCAGTATGAAAACGCTATCTGGTATCTTAAATCCCCACATATCCGCAAACCTTAGTTCTAGTGCATCCTTTAAGTCCTTTAGCTGCCAAACCCCTATATACTGAACCTGCTCTGTTCTCTCAAACCTGTTGCCAATAATGTCCTTGATCAGAAAACTAAGCGGTAAGTCCTCATAGTAGCCGTCTCTGTTGTACTTATTACCGCCTTGAAAGTCAGTACCCATCTTAACTCCCCATGTATGCAAGATGTGCGCCATAAGGGATGTGCCTGATCTCATGCCAAGTACAATGGCAGTTTTCATGCAACCTCCGTCTTTTCTAACTTTCTTCTTTCAAAATACTCTGGGTACTTCTTATACTGTCCCTCTGTCGTGTCCATGTGCATAACTCTGTGAACTGGAATGTAGCAAGGCATATAGCCTAGCTTCCTAAACTCCATACTTGCCTCCGCATCTTGGTTTCCATGCTTGAACTGATCAGTCCATCTAAAATCCTTGTATGCTCTTGCATCAATAAAGGCACAAAACCCACCTATATGCTGTGTGACCTCAATCGGATACGGTCCAATGTTGGCATGGCCTATTCTTGGCGCACCTCCTGGATTGTGGACTAACCCCTCTGGATACGGACTCATGTAAAGCATGCGGTTACGCCTCCATAAATCAACAAGGGTCTCAAGCCAACCAAATGTCTGGAACTCGCAGTCATTATCAACATGAACAACTATCTGATAGTCACCTTTAGATATTTCGTCTAGCAGTCTGTTATCTGCTTTGCTAATTCCAACGTTTTCTTTACCATAAACCACATGTACATTGTCGTGTGTCCTTTGTAGCTTCTTTAGCCATTTGGGTGTTTCGTCTTTGCTTCCCTGGTCATATACATACCAATCGAAGGGGAGCTTGGTTGATGCAACAAGTGACCCCCACATACGCTCTGTGTAATCAAGTCTCTCGTAAGTTTTGGTCATAAATGCAATTCGTGGTGCTGTTTGTTTCTCGTTTTCGCCCAGATATTTTTCAAATATATAGCAACCAGCAGGATCGAATGTTGGCTCAAACATATACATTCCAAAAGCAGGGTCAAACCAACTCTTTACCTCTGTTCTTTTTGACTGTGTGTCGCCCTCGTGGACTCTATACTTTACTGCAGCAATGGGAACTCTCTTAAATGTCGCTCCTGATTTCATAGCCCTGACACAAAAGTTCCAGTCTGTGAACCTTTTGATCTTTTCATCCCAGCCACCGATATCAAATGCAACCTCTCTTTTATGTAAAATCTCTGATGTATCAATAAAGTTCCTGTTAAGTAGGAACTGAGCATCAAATTCCATTTGTATTCCATACTCCATATGTCCGTCTGGGTGAACTACCATCATGTCGCAATAAACAACATCAACATTATCTCTTTCAATCGTCTTAAGAAGAACATCAAGGTGAAAACTATCCCATGCATTGTCGTCATCAAGGTATGCAATGTACTGGCCTTTAGATAGCTTAAGACCTACATTCAAGGGTCTACAATGCGTTCTGGCGGGGTTTTCTTCATTTCTTGTATAAACTATCCTTTCATCACCAAAGCTCTTGACTAATTTTTCAGTCTCATCGGAACAACCATCGTCAACAATTATGTATTCAAAATCAGTAAAGGATTGAGCGAGGACACTCTCAATTGCTTCCTTTAGCATATCGTCTCTTTTGTAGGTTGGTGTGATAACTGAAACTTTAGGTGTGTGGCCCATATTGATCCTTTCCCGTGAGGTCTTTAATTAAATGATCTGGGTATTCAATTCCATAAGTTAGCATTGTTCGTTGGTAGTGGTTGTTTATCCAGCGATAGTTACGCATGAGGTTAATGACTGTTTTCCTGCCTCTTTTTTGTATCCTGCTTGTTGGTGTTCCATCCTCATCTTTGTAGTAGTAGCGAAAGCCATTAAGGTGAAGCTCCCCTTTGCTTAATCTGCATATATAGCCTGATTTGCCTGAGTAGCCTACAAATAGGCCAACGACATCGCCTGATCGCCTCTGTCTTATGCGTAAGTTGGGATTTATTTTCTTAAGAAGTTGTTGGAAGTGGTGCAGAGTCATCTGGGTAGTAGGCCATTATGTCATCCTCTGCAACGACGACAAAGCCATCCTTTGATATATCAGAGAAAGACCGTTCCCCTGACAAAATAGCCCTAGCATCAATTAAAGATGCTGCTGAATATTCTGAATAAAACACGCCCTGTCCTCTAACAAACTTGGTTGTGCCTGGGTGTTCTATTAGACCATAAAAGAGGTTTTCACCAGCTTTTAGCTGACCTGCAATTATTAGTCCTGATGATTTTAGTTCGGAAAGTTCAATGGGTTTAATGATTACTCTGTGGGTATTTGGAATCACGCCAATTGTTTACCACTCAACTACCATGACTGTCAATAGGGAAACACAAAGGGCGTAGCCGGAGCCACGCCCAATGTCGCAAGCCATAACAACGAGTGTTAGGCGGTTGCTGCTGATTCTAGTCTTTGACAGAAAGAGTCATTCAAAACTTTAACTGCGAAAGCGGCTTTCCAGCCAATGTCGCTGTAGAGTCTTAATGCACTTCGTGGGGATGGTGAATCAACATAAGTGGTTAGGTTTTGAAGTTTGGAAACTCCAAAGAAGTCCTTGCCCATTATGTGTGTTTGATAAACCTCAGTTCCACCTGAACCAGAGTTTGTAAGAATAGGGGCTTTTTGGGTCATCATAAATCTGACTCCGTAAAGTTCGCCTGCTTCTCCGTTGTAAACGCTGTCTATACCTTTGTCGGTGTAGATGTGAGCATTCACCCAGTTCGTATCACCCTCTAAGTCATAAATGACATCTGGGTGGGCGGTTGCCACGAAACGATCTCTTGTGTGAGGCATAGCTGCGAAAGTGTTTAACTCTCTTTTTGCTTTTCTAATATCTGCAACGGTAACTGTGTTGGTTGGAGCCAACGAGTTTCGGTTTACGACACCAGAGGCAATCAATGCTGTACCACCACCGCTCAAAGCACCTACAACAACTGTATCAATTGATAGAGCTGCTTCGTATGCTAGAACATCGAGTGTTTCTTTGATTAAAGTATCTACTGCGGAAAGTTCAAGTATATCTGATACTTGTTCGAAGTTTCCGTATTGGCTAACTGTTGCGGAAATTAGAGTTGCTGACAAACCTGATGGGGTTGGGTCAGTACCTTCAGTCAAAGCTGTTGACTTTGCACTTGGGTTGGTAACTCTGTTCCAGACAACTGTTTTACCCTCATTTGCAGGGATTCTCCCTGGGGTTCCTAGCTGTTCATAGATGAAATTCTCTTCGGCTCTCATCAAGAATCTCTTCTCGTAATAGGCCTGAACAGGCTGAGGCATTGTTGCTGACGTTGTAACTGCCATTTTTTCCTCCTTAAATAAATAAAAAAGTCACACCTACCTCGGTGTGACTTGTCATGATTAACTTAGTCGTTCTTTAGTTTTTATCTAGCTTTACCTAGAGTTTGTTCAAAGGCCTCAAGTTCCGCTAAGGTTCTTGCTCCCTTGATCTGCTCGGTTACAGTCGTAGAGGACTTAGGTTTGGCAACTGAAACTGGCAAGGCTTGTTCAGCTTCTTGCTTTGCAATGGCTGATTCCGTAGCCTGTTTCTTAACTGCCTTCTCCTTAATGTCTTTTATTACTGCTAGTTTCTTCTCGGCTATATCTCTTAACCTTACCGATTCGTTTGCTGAGAACTGCACCTTGAATGTTGTATAAACATCCTCGGCTAGTTCTTTCACATACTCATCAGAGTTCGGATTAAGTTCAGCAAATGTTGATTCAAGATAGTCGGCATCCGTACCTATTTGGGTAAGTCTGCGTTCCCTTTCAATCTCAGCCTTAGCAAGTTCTCTGGCCTCTCTTGATGATATTCCACGATCTTCCCATGGAAGTGGTGTAACCTCATCATCACTGATCAAAGCCTGTTTGGCTTCCTCCAGTGGCTTCCTGGCCTCTTGAGTCTTTTTAAGAGCTTCGAGTTCTTGTTCCAACTCCTTTGCTTTTCTAGCCTCTTCTCTAAGCCTAGACATTTGTCGTCTTGTCTTTTCAGATAGTTTCGACTCATCTTCCTCGGTTAATTCTTCCGTGACGGGTTCGGTGGCTTCCTCTTCCGTTTTGGCTTCTTCTTCCTTGGCGGTTTGTTCTTCGGCGGGGGCTGATTCCTCCTGTGCGGTTTCCTCCGCTATTTGCTCAACTGGTTCTGCTTCGATTTCGCTATCTTGCGCCACAAGACTTGCTTCCATCTCTGCCAAAACGTCATCGTGCTTTCCAGCCATGATGTTATTGACTGCCATCTTTTCCTTTTCACCTATTAACAGCTGGTAGTGCTGACCTAGGAACTATGTACAATTTAATATTACCAACACCTGTCTAATCGTCTTTGCGTTGTAGCTTGGCTACTTCCCTCGGAGCCTCGACAAATGTGATTATCTGATTTGCGAATGTATTGACCTGATCTAGTATTAAAAACTTAAACCCAACCTCTTCAAGACCTGATTCTCCTACTGAATCTCTTAGTTCTTTGGCAAGCATCATCTGCTTTGCTTCAATGTACTGCTTAAGTACTTTCCATGCTTCGGTGTCTGATAGTTCAGTTAAAAGCCTATCCCTATCTTTGCCTGGTTCGATTTGAGGTTCTTTCTTGGATTTGTTAATAACGCTTTTTAAAAACGCTGGTGGTGGTGCTTGATGTGCTTGTTGTTGTTCGATTATGTCTGTCATTGAACTGGTATTTGCCCCATTCTATCGCCCATAGTTTGAAGTATGGCTTGTTGAATATCGGGGTCTTGAAACTCACTCACGAGCTGATTAACATCCATTCCCTGTTGTTCGGGCATTTGCTGGGGCATCTGTTGTCCGTACTGTTGCATTAGTGCTTGGTCTTCGGGACTTAGCTCTGGTTGCATTTGTTCCTGTTGTTTCATATCAATGATGATCTTGTCCCAACTCTTAGAGCCACCTGCAATGAGCCAACTCTTAAATAGTTCGGCTACATCAATATCCTTGCCCTTTGCTCTAAATGCTTCAATGATTGTTGGGTTTTCAAGGACTGCTTTAAGGATAGCTGTTGTGTTGTTTTGTTCGGCTTCAATGTCTGTTTTAGTCGTTGAGCCAACTTCCAGTATAAAGTCGTAGGTACTTTCAATATCCTTTTTGGATATACTGGCTTCCCCACGCCCTGATTCGTATAGTTCAACAACATCAGGATAGCTTCTAGCAATATCCTCAATCTCGTCTTTAAATAGCCTCATGGTGACTTTCTTTTCTAGTTTAGAAACTGTGAGTGATATCCATCTGTTATGGATTTGCTCAATGGTTTGTTCCATCATAACTCTATCCCACTCATCTCTTGCGCTTTCTTTGTCTGATATAAATCTGATAGCTTCGGGTGTTTTACCTAAAGCTGATTGTGTTTTAGCTGACTCTCTTGTTGATGTTGTACCCGCTTGAGTTTCAAGAGCGGATACTAAAGTTCCAAATGTTGATTGAAATGTATCAATCCCCCTTGGGTTTAGAGTCATTGACTGAACATCCACGTTAGGATTATTCATGAACCAAAACTCCCCAGCGCCCCATTTGATTGATGTTGGGACAACATTGTCTGGGTTTATGTGAAGTGGTGGAAAGATAGAATACTTAACACCCTCCATGTATAAATTCCAAAGCGAGTTAATACCCATTTGGAGTGCTTTACCTCTTGCAAACTCACCAAGTCCAATAGGAGAGTCAATTAAAGGAAATGCGTGTTTTGCAACTATTGGCAGTAGATTATCTACATAAGGCTCGTCTGATATTCTTAAAATGAAAGGCTTGGATGTCTTTTGGTTAACTCTTCTTGGAGTCCATGTAATCCACTTATCTCTTCTGTACTCTGTGTACATTTCAACCTGTGGAAATGAAACATCTCCATAAGTTGATGGGTACATCTGTCTCTCAACATAAGACCTCTTGTCATAATCAGGATCAGCACCGTCACCACCATCTTTTTTAGATTTCAAATCGTTCTCAAGTGCTGCAACATTCATCCATATATCTTGGTTTTGTGCCTTTAACCAATCAATCGAAACAACATTACGAACTGTGAACCAGTCCATGTCTGATACGTTTCTTTTAGTTGGTTGTGGGAAACAGTCTCTTATTGGAAGTATGTTAAGCTCAGGCCCAATATATCCATCCTTGTTAACTCTCCAAGGAACTAGGGCAAACATTGATCCGTAAACAAGGGAATAAACATCCAGCATCCTTAGCTTAATAAGCATTGAGTCCTGTTCGTTTGCGTTCTTGTAGAAGTATTTAATCAAAAGGTTCATGAGCATATTCTTACCAACATCATCTTTTGAGTTGGCGTATGCTTTGCCCTTTGGGTTTTGTGCCATGACGCGCGATGCGCGTTCATAGACAATGGTGGATAGTCTTGGATCGAATATTTTGTTTTGGGTAGTTGACGAAAGCTCGTCAGTAAGACGAACAATAAGCATCGCTTCTAAGTCATCCCAATCGTTACGGAGTGTCTCTAAATAGCCATTGGAATCTTCCAAATGCGATTGAACATCGTCAAGTAAGGCCTCTTGTGTACTACTTTTCATCGCACCTTAATTATGCGTTGGGGTGTCAAATCGTAGCTTTGTGACCTCGTGAAACACAGCCTCAGTCACATCACCTTTGTACATCTTAAGTTCTAGGTGAACAACTCCATTACCCCCCATGTTGTCATTGACCTTGGCAATCTGTGCGATAACTCTTGGTACATAGGGGTAGTTGTTCTCAATGAGCTTAAGAGATAAATCCCCCACAAGACTTAAGAGTTCTACATCATCCTTGCAACTCTTGATACGTGCTAACAGTTGTGGTATTTCCATTATCTAGGTATTCCCCCCTTAGTAAATAAATCAGGTTTGTTAAATAGTGCAATCTTGGGGCTATGTATTCCCAGGTCAGTCATGTTAGTCATTCCATATCTAACCGCATCAAGAGCGTGATTCATGTATGGGGATGGTTCGTTAATGATCCTCCCATCCCTATCTGTCATCCACAGATAGTTGCGATACTCCTTGATTAAGTTCACTGACCTTTTTGTGACCGATATCCTCTGATCCTGAACAAACTGTATGCCCTGTAGCACTGATCCTTGCCCCTTTGGTGCTGGGATTATATTAACCCCCAGTTCCTTTAATTCATCGATTGACTTAGGCTCAGCACTATCAGCTATGGTTAAGGCTTGGGGTAAGTTCTTGATTGTGTCTGCAATTTCCCTGTTCTTAAGTCCTGTCTGATACGCCTCCTCATCAAGTACAAACCCACCATTCCAGCGATATATGCCAATAATAGCTGTGGGGTCATTGGTATAGCCAAAGTCCAGCCCGTGGCGTTCCAGTCTCGCTTCATGTGGTATCTCATCAATTATGGCCCAATCTGTGTATACTCTGCCCTCAGCAACTCCTAGCTGCCCAAGTCCGTACACTTGCCACCAGCCCTTATCGTATTGCCTTGCCTCTATTGCTTTAACAACTGCTGGTTCTAGTGCTTCGTTGTCTTTGTATGTGAGTGTTAGGAAGTCGTGTTTGTGGTTTGGTGCAAAGTCTGTGTAGTACCAGAACTCAGCAACTGGGTTAAAGTCCAGGAATATAATCTTGCGTGTTCTTATCTCAAGCTGAGTAAATGTTTCATAGGGTACGTTGTTACACTCGTTAATGAATAGAACATCACGTCTCGGACCTCTTACCTTTTGAGGTTGATCTGCTGAAAAGAACTCAATCTTTGATCCTGTCGGGAATGTGTATGTAAAGTCTGATTTGTTCCATGAGTTGCTTTGATAAATTCCATGAGACTCCATAATGCTAAGGAAGTCTCTAATTGCTCCTCGTTTGAGGTGCGGTAAGGTTTCTGAGACTACTGAGATAAGCTCTCCCTCTGACTTCTGAGCATAGCCAATAAGCCAAATGAGTATTGAGATGGTCTTAGATGCAGCAGTACCTCCTGCTACAACTCTTACCCTACTCGATAGTTGGTTTATCTTCTTTGTCGCTATCGTGTTCGCGTACATCAGTGTTTACATCCAGTAAGGGAATGAAATTATTTACTTGAACATTGGTTTGGTTTAATTCTTTGGGTCTAGTAATTCCTGCGCGGTCTAGTACTTCTTTACTTGCATCCATGCTGATCTGTGGGTTCTGATGATCTATTTTCTTTGAAAGGTTCAGGGCTGCTTTGATGGTGTTCTTTTTCAAAACCTCAACAGCTTCCTCTGCAACTTGGTCTACATATTTTTGCAGATCGT